TTAATCCTGCATCAAATTCATTTCCATCAAACTTATCTTCGGTTTTACCTTTAAACTTTCTGCTATAAGTACATTCTTTTCTGATTTTACTTATTTCCTTTTCTGTTAATCCCTTTAATGTAATAGGTATTTGTCCTAATCTTTCTAAAATAACAGTTGCTGTAGGAACTTCATAAGTCCCCATTAGCTTTGATAATATATCCTCTTCTTTCATACTTAATATTTGTTCCTCTGTTAATTTTTCCATTTTTAAGTCCTCCAATATATTTATTTTTTAAAGATGGCCTTGGAAACCCCAAAGCCATTAAAACCATTAAGCATCAATTTTATCTAATAATTCATATCCTTCAAATGTAAAAGGTGTATCTTCTGTCACTAGCTCACCGGCTTTTAAATTAATAAGACTAATTTCATCAGCCATACAATTTTTAAGCCTTATTCTTTCATATCCATAAGCCTCTGGATCCTCAAGTGCTGCTATAATTTCGAATTTATCAAATCCTCTTTCTATCATTGCAGATGTAACTTTGTATCCAGACACACTTCCTGTCCCTTTTTTAGTTCCTTTTTTATGTCTTGTCCAATCATCACCAATTGCATTAATTTCTTTTTTATCCATCCCAACTTTAGCAGTACATTCCGTATAATTTGATTGCTCATCTCCATCTAACAATATCTTTCCGTAATTACTATGAATAGCTCTTGATGCATCAAATGACATTTATATCACACTCCTTCTTATTGTATATAGCCTGTTCCATAGATTTTCTTCATTACATTTATATAATTAGCATTCCACTTCCAATAAAACTCATCATCTTTAGCAGTTGCTTGTAGAGCTGCATCTATTTCAACAGTAAAATCTGAAGCTATAATTCCACTAAGTGAGAATGTTTCAAAATATTGCTTTAAAGCTGATATAACACTTAATTGACCAGTTGTATCATTTAATGTATTTCCTACATAAGCATCTCCGCTTACAGTAGTATCCTTATCAACAGTATTTCTAAATCTTACTGCTCTTATATATCCAAAAACTTCGCCTTTATCGTCTGTATATTCTGTAAAAGTGTTTTTATCATCAACGATTATTACACTTCCATCTTTTTCATCAAAAACTAAAGTTCCTGCTTTTAATGCAGCAATTCTTTCAGTCTTACTATGTTTAGTTTTCATTTTAGAAAAGATAGTACTTTTATTACATGCACTATCTTTTAAAGCTAATCCTATACTATAAGCGGCAACATAAACTGCCACTTCTGCGGGTGAATATAAAACATCATTATAATAAAGTGGATCTCCTATATTAACTACATTTTCACTATTTAATTGCTTTGAAAGTGCATTAGCTTCATCTAATGTTGTATCACTCGAACCTCCTACAAATAGTTGAAAATCATTTCCGTTTTCTTTCTGAGTATCAGCCCAAGTTTGAGCACTTGCTATTAATGAAACATCTGAAATACCATCTAATGTAAATGCATCAAGATCATATCCCTCAAATGTCGTCATAGCGTTAAGATATTCCTCATTAGTAATTGCAGCAGTACCAGCATTACCTCCAGTTAATGCTTGATTAACTATATTAGCTAATGTTCCAGTCGCACCTGAAAGTGTTATTGCAACTATATATTCATTGTCAGTATTACTATTAATTGCACTTACTATTTCATCAATAGTTCCGCTTAATCCTGAAATATTTACTAATTGCTTTGTGCCTTCATATAGAATTAAATCTTTTTGATTTGAATCTACTATGTTAGTTTGAATTGTAATATTAAATGTTCTAGTAGTTGGATATTTAGTTTGAATTTTAATAACATCAGCCGGAGTAGTTGCAGTATTTTTCAAATTTAGTTCTGCAGCTTTCTCAGATCCATCAACTAACCTATAAAGTAAAAGCTCTTTTGGTTGTCCAAGCAAAGCTAATCTACCTAATTTGTATGCTGTGTTTTCTTGGCCAAAAATTTTAATTAAATTTGTTTCACCATCTATAGATGTTACAGTTTTAGTTGGTCCCCAATTAGCTTTTATCGGCATCCCATGAACTCCATCTGTTCCCGATTCAATTCTATTTTCTGCTATAGTCTTGAATCTGTTATAAAAGCCGGCTAACGTAGGTTTATTAGTTTCGCTCCAATCTCCTGCCATTATTTAACCTTCTTTCCTAAGAAATTTTTAATTGTTGCTTCAAATTCTGTTTTTGTCATTTCTGTCTTTTCACAATTTAAAAAAGCACCTGCCACAATTTCTTTTTTGTAGCCAAGTACCTTACAATTATCTATTAAATATTGTGTTTTATAAGTTTCTTCCACTGTAATTTCCTCCTGTGCAGCATTATTGACTGTTGTACTTGCATCTATTGAAGAATTATCTTCTTGTACTTTTTCTGTGCTCTCCTCCATATTTATACCTCCTCATTTAAGTTCCCATTACTATTAATTTTGTTTATAGTTGGTGTGTTATTTTCTATCATCTTTCTCCTGAAAAACTCAACTATTAATTGACCTTCACTTAACATATCCGCTTCTCTATCTTCACTTATTCTCTGAATCGTTAAATAGCGTTTATCTGCTAAATCTAAAGGTACCTTGAAATCAGTAATAAGCTTCTCTTCAATATCATCTAGTAACTTATTAATTTCATTCTTACTATTACTTGCAATATGGCATACAAGTGTTTTACTTTCTTTTATAAGAGCATAATTTTCTCTTTCCTTGCTTTGACTTTTTACTCTCCACAATACTGAAGGTACCTCAAAATTCTTTTTCCAATTATTTAGATATACTGTATGATCTGTGATAGTCTTAGTGTATTCACTTAAAGCATCTAACCAAGCATCAGTATTAACTTCATCTTCTTCATGAAGTGCTATAATAGTAAATCTTAATCCTCTAGCTATAGCGTTCCATTCCTCATCAATAACATCTTGTCCTATTGTGCCTCCAAATCGACAAGTAAATGTCTCATTTGCCTTTGTATCCTCAATTACTTGCATATTTAAAGACTTAATCACTTTATCTGCTAATGAATCTAAATTTTTAAAAGTAGTTCTTGTTTCATAAAGCCATATTTCTATTGTTCTTTTAAAACCAACCACTTCTCCGTTATCATCATCAGGACCTTGTAAAACAACTGCGTAAGGCTTTAAAGTATCTTTTGTGGGTACTGTAGGTTCATAGCAACCTTTAAGTTCTGGAATTGTATCTAATAAATATTGCCTAATTCCTGCCCTCATATATTAATCCTCCCAATACTCACGTATTCTTTCTATAGTTTTATCTTTATTTTCATTAAGGGTATCCTCAATTGTATGAAAGCCTTTTGTACCTGGATGATGTACTACTTTCATAGGATGTGCAGCACCCTTCCAGTAAAGTCCTTTAGCATTTTTAGGTCTTATTTCATGTGGTTTAGAGCCTTCTTCTAATATTTCACCATAGTCGACCCCATGAGCCACGTAAATAGTGTAATCACCATTGGAACCCTCTGAACCACCGTTTAAACCTTGCCTAGCATTAGCTGTTCTATCTGTCCACTTAGCATTTGATTGAGCCTGTTGTTCAAAATCTTTAGCAATTAAATTACAAAGTAAAGACATCCCAGCTTTTTTTCTATTTATAAAATCAATTACTTCAAACATGCTAATTAATCCTCTCTAAGTCACATATATACCCACATATAGTATTCTCAACTTTCTGTGGGTATACTGCTTTGATTTCGAATTTTTCTCCATTGCTTTCAAATTTTATTGATTCTTTTGGATTAACTTCTAAATCGGCATCCTTATCTGCAACCATTTTATACTTATTATTAACATAAAGCGTTCCTTCAGTTTTACTTTCTACACTATTTGAAGTTTCAGAACTTCCAAGATAAATTAATACTGTAATAGTTTTTTCATTTACTACTTCTTCCCAAGCTCCATCTACTTCATTTTTACTTACTTGAGTAAATGTTATTTCAGTCGGATTTAATGCTATGGCCTTATTAATAACCTTTATTATCTTTTTTGAACTCAGTTTACTCATTGACGATCACTTCTTCTCATTGAAGTTCTATAACCGCTTGTGCCACCTGTTACTATTGCCTGTTGTGCTTCATAATCAGTCTTATACATAGCCGCTAAGTTATTCCAATAATCACTATTTGATGAACTTACCTCAATTGAACCAACTTTTATCTCATCATCTGTACTAGCTTTGACAAGACATAATCTCCAACTAGCCAAAAGAACATTATTACCATACATCTCTAGATATGAGTTTAGTTGTTCATCAGTAAAGTAAGGATATTCCGCTTCATTAAGATTTAATTGTAATTGTTGCAAAGCGGTAAGTGCCATAATTATGCACCTGCCTTACCATCCTGATTGCCATCCTGATTACCATCTTGTTGAT